CGGTGACGCCGTTGGTGTGCCGGGACCGGCCGATCGCGGCGCCGTCGTTCATCTGCACATGGATCGGGAAGGGCAGGGTGTCGATGTCGGTGGCGGCCATAGGTCAGCACCCCTTCCCGTCGCAGTAGCCGCCGCACGCGCAGGGCTTGACCGGTTCCCAGAGTTGGCGGAACAGCTCGTCGGCAACCGGGTACGCCCCGCCGCCTGGTTGGGGCACGATCCAGTCCCCGTTGCGGAGCGGGATGGTGTCGCCGTGCGAGGTGCGAACCACGCAGGTCTCGCCGTCGTCCGATCGGTGCACACCAAGGGGCCACCGCTTGTCCTCGAAGAACTGGTTGGAGTCCACCTCGATCGGTCGGTGTCGATATCGGGGCATCACCCACCCCCCGCCGCGCCCCGCCCGAATACCCCGAGGGTGGCGTCGGCGTAGCCCAGCTCGAGCATCGCCCTGCTGGTCTCCGCCGCCTTCTCGGGCCGCCGCGCGTCCGACCACAAGGCGATCGCGTCGGCGCCGCCCGCCTTGACGGCCTCGAGGTCTCGCCGGAACTCGTCGAGGGCGACGAACCCGCCGCCGACATGCCGGATGTTCATCTGCGGGATGACCGGCAGACCGCCGCAGAACTCGGCCAGGTCGCGGGCCGCGGCCATCGCCGTGGCGATACCGATGATGTCGCCGACGATGTCGCCCGGCTCCTTGTTGTAGACGCTCGGCATGATGCACTTGTGCTCGCGGAAGAACCATGCCGCCCCGCGCCCGGCCGCCTTCATGCGGTCCAGGTAGATCGGCGGGCAGCGGTACGGCCAGAGGTAGAAGCCGCGCTGGCGGCTGATGGCGGGGAGTCGCCCCTCGCAAAACTCCTCCCAGACCAGGGCCGAGGCGAGGAACTGCGTGTCCCACTCGCCAGACTTGATCGCCGACCACGCGGGGTTGGAGTGGTTCTCCCAGTTGTAGACGACCAGGGCGCCGGGGTCGGCCCGCATCACCGGGTTCGCCGGCAGCTTGGCGTCGATGGCGGCGAGGTGGCTGGGCCAGTCGATCTCGTCCAGGTCGGCCGAGCGGGGCAGCCCGCCGTCGCTCCCGGCGTCGATCTGGAAGGCGATTCGGGTGTCGAGCCCGGGGTAGAACTCGCGCCATCGCGCGGCCTCGGCCCCGTACTTGCCGGCGTTGAGGAGGTGGATCGGAATGCCGCTCATCAGGGACCCCAGGTCTTGGACCATGCGGCCAGGGCCGCGGCGGTGCTGGCGATCGCCGCCGCGAGGGCGGTGCGGCCCCACCAGCGGGCGTTCGCGCCCCGCTCCTTGAGCAGGCCGACCTCTTCCTTGAGCCCCGGGGCTCCCGGCCTGCCGATGACATACGCCTTGAGGTCGGCGACATCCCGCTTCAACTCGTGCGCCCAGGGCGGCGTCTCGTCGTTCATGGTTTCTCCCCCGCCCTCAGGAGGGCCCTGGTGATGGCCTTGTCCACGACAGGGCGCTTCGCGCCCGCAGCCGTCTTGACCGATTCCTTGATGGCCGTGGCGCTGCCGTTCGCGGCGGTCTTCACCGAGGCCGTCACCGCCGAGAGGGCGAGCGCATCGGCCCGCGCCGCCCGGCCGTACCACAGCACGGCGCCCACCACCGCGAGCAGGCCGACGCCGCAGAGGGCGAACATCACCACGGGGTTACTCAGCAGCCACGCGGCCAGCAGCACCGCCGCTCCGGCCGCCGCGATCGCGGACCCGAGCTTGCGGTTGACCAGGACGAACGCCGCCACGCCCCCGGCCAGGATCAGCCCGCCGATGACGAACAGCACCGCCGCCGGCTCGCTCGTGACGCCGGTCGCCTCCATCACATGCCGGAGGCCGCCCCCCGAGGCCGCCAGTTCCCCGGCCTGGGCCGTGGGCGACTCGGTCCGCCAGTTGGCCGCCAGCTCGCCCGCCGTGGTGTCGAGCCCCGACCCCTCGGCCTCGCTCATGCGGATGTGCCCGCCCGGCCCCAGGATCACCGTGCCGTCCGGCCTGACCGTCACGCCCGGCTGGTTGGCTTCCGCGGTCGTCTCGGGCCGCTCGGACACCTGCCCGAGCGCCGCGACCACCAGGGCCGCGCGGAAGGGCTCGTAGCAGTGCGGGTTCGACGGCGGCTCGCCCCACGAGACATCGGCCGCGGGATCGGGGGTGGGAGTCGTGGCGGGCTGTGGGGCCGGCGTGGGGGCCGGGCAGGGCTCGACCTGCACCGGGACCGGCGGATGCTCCACCCACGCCTCGAGCACGCTGGAGCGGGCCGGGCTGACGCTGTGCGCCGCCTGCTTCGCGCACCCGGCAATCGGGAGCAGCAGCGCCATCGTCATCATGGCCATCAGGAACAGCAGCAGCACGACCGCGTCGCGCGTTGCTCGCCGTGCCCACCTGCTCCGCCGCCCCCGTGTGGTCGATGCCCATGTCATGCCGTGTCTCCTGCGGCGGGCGCCTGCCTGCGCACCTCGAAGCCCATCCCGTCGACGAACAGCGCCCGGAGCGATCGGATCGGTGTCTTCTTTGCCGGGCCCACCCGTGCCGCCAGGAGCGGGTTGCACTCCGCGGGGCTGATGGGGCGGCCCTTGGTCCGGTTGACATTGATCAGCATCGCCAGCACGAAGCTCGTCCTTTCCCAGGCGTCGGATCGCCTGCCCTCGGCCATCCAGATCAGCTCCCGGAGGGTGAGGGGTCCGGGGTCGATGCCGGCGACGCCGGCGAGTCGGTAGATGTCGCGCCAGAGATCCCGAGCGCCGCCTCGGCCGCCCGCTCGATCGCCCCGCCCTCGATCCTCTTCTGCACCGCCTGATGGGCCGCCTGCACCACCACCCGAGTCCTCCTGAACACCTCCGTCAGGTTGGCCCGCTGGACCGGGTTCTGGAAAAAACCCGCGAGGCTCTCCAGCATCGCGTCGGTCGCCCCGGCGATGGCGTCGCCGGCGAGGCCCTCGCCGAACTGCTCATCGCTGACGCCGGCCTGGTCCGCCTGCGGCTTGCAGAGGGCGTAGAGGATGTCGGCCAGCTTCACGGGGTCGGCGATCAGCGTCTCGACCAGCGAGCCGTCGGCCAGGTCGAGCAGGTCCACCCCGGCGAGGGAGCGGACCCGCTTGACGGCGGTGACATTGATGTCGATGGCCCACGATCGGCCCTTGCTGTCTCGGAACTGCGGCACGGTCTTGGTCTCCTCTCGCCGGCCCCGCGGCGGTGGTGGTCGCCGCGGGGCCGATCGGTCGGCTGGTTGCTGGGGTGCGGTGGCTTTACGGCGCCTCGTTCCAGACGGGCAGCGTGTCCACATAGGTGATCTTCATGGTGACATCCGCCAGCTGCGCATCGGACAGCTTCTGGCTGTGCCCGAACTCGGTGATGACGAAGTCGGCCTCGATGCCGTTGGCCGCGCCGTCGTAGACGCGGAGGCCCAGGTGCGTGCCGGCCAGCCAGGCGTCGCGGAACACGCCGTAGTGGGCGTTGGTGTCCTCGGCGAGCATCTGGAAGGTGACCTCGCAGTCCTTGACCTTGGCCTTGGTCGACTTCCAGGGCCGCGACGCCCTGGTCGAGTCGTCGACCTGCTCGGAGGGCAAGGAGGCCGCGAGGTCCTTGATGTTGGTGTTCTCGACCCACGCCGCGGCCCCGCTGACGCCATCGGTCTTGTAGTACAGCTGTCCGTCAATGCCGAACTTCATGGGTGTTCTCCTCGCGCCGCATCGCGCGCTAGCCCTTGGTGTGCGTTACTCGCCGGCGATGACGGCGACCTCGATGTCGGTGGCGGACGACCAGCTCAGGGCCACATTGCCGCTCGAGTTGTCGTAGATCGCCTTGGGGAACGGGCCGAGCACCTGCGTCTCGCCGGGGTCGATGACGACGGCCAGGTCGGCGACCGCCAGGCCGTCCACGGTCTCGGTGGTCGCGACCGTCAGCGTGACGGCGCTGCCCACCCCGTTGGTGTGTCGCACCAGCAGCAGCTCTCGGCCGCTGTTGGCGAAGGTGTCGCCGCCCCCGTTGGCGGCGGTGAATGTGATGGGGTTCGCGGTGCGTGCTCTGGCGATCGGCGCGACGGTGGCCATGGGGGGCTCCTGGTCTAGGTGACGGCTCGGATCGCCGGGTAGGTCGCCCGGACCACCGAAACAAAGGTGCGTTGCTCCCGGAGGTGCTCCGGGGAGAAGATGGGTTCGTTGGCGACCAGCGTGGGCACGCCCACCCGCAGCCCGGCGATGTCGATCGCGGTCGATCGCACGGTGTCGAGCACCTCCTCGACGAACCGGACCATCGCGTCGGTCTCGTTGTCGTCGGCGACCCGGCGGTGGATGCCGATGTCCACCGAGTAGTCGAACTCGTGTGCCCCCCTGCTGGCGAGCTCGGCCGTCAGGGCCGAGGGCACGACCGTGAGCTTCGCGGTCCCGAGCTCCGGCAGGCTGAACTCCGGGACATACGACCTGGTCGCGGCGATCGCCCCCTCGCCGGCGATCTCCGGGGTGATCGCCGCGGCCGTCAGGGCGTCCTTCACGGCGTCGGCGAGCTGGATGAGCACGGACTGGCTCACGGGGCGGCCTCCGTCGAGGTGTGCTTGGTGTGGATGCGGAAGGTCGTGCGGTGGGGGTCCGACCACCGCCACGCCGGCTCGAGGCCGAAGGGCAGGACCTCGTGGACGAACACCTGCGAGCCGATGGTCTCGCGGATGGTGTCGCCCACCGCGGGCTCGGCCGCCTGCCCGCCGAGCACCATGTCGGCGGCGGTGACCAGGTAGTCGCGGGCGGTGACCTGCGAGCGGAACCCCGATTCGTCCTCGACCTCGAACCTGGTGACGCCGACGGTGGCGGCGATCGCCAGGTCCTCGGCCCCGCGCCGATAGACCACCTCGCTGGCCATGTGGGCCTTGCGCTGCGCGTCGAGGAACGCGACGCCCTGTGCCAGGAGGTTGCTCACGACCGCACCCCCCCTACTGGCTCAGGCGGACCCGCACGAGGGCGTCGGCATCGGCCGCGGCCGCGATGACCTTGCCGAGCAGCTCGTTGGCCCCGGCCTCGGCGTCGATCTTGGCCACGCCCTCTGCGACATCCCAGTAGACCGTCGCGCCCGCCGTGATCGCCGAACCGCCGCCGGTGGCCTTGGCGAAGTCGAAGACGCCCTCGACGGCGAGGTTGCCCTGGGCGTTCGCGGCGATGTCGTGCAGCGCCACGCCGACCAGGTCGCCCTGGACGACCACATCACCGGCCGTGACGGCGCTGCCGGGGGTGTAGGGGACCGTGCCGCCAGCCTGGATCTTGGTTGCCATTGCAGAGACTCCTGTGTGATGGACTCAACCCGAAACCCCCGGCGCCCCTTGTGGGGGCGCCGAGAGCGACCGTGCGCCCAGCCCGAGCGCCGCGAACCGTGGGGGGCCGTCGGGCCCCGGAGGCCTTTAGGCCTCGCCCTTGAACTTCACGCCGGCGCGGTGCTCCTGGAGCGCGACGCCGAAGTCGTGGTACCCGCGCATCTGGATGCCCAGCACATTGAAATCGGCCTGCGCCGTCTCGACGGTGGGCTCCTGCTTGCCGTTGAGGAAGACCGCCTCGATCACCGGCATGTCGAGGGGGTTGGCCAGGAGGTACCACGCCAGCGCGCTGTAGCCGGTGAAGGCGGCGTTGGAGAGGTACGCCGAGCGGACCACCTTGGCCTTGCCCGCGTGGGGGTTCTTGGTCAGGCTCTTGGTGGTGGCGGTGGTGTCGCGCATCTCCATCGAGCTCATCAGCTGCTGGGCAGTGACATTCAGCCCGTTGGGCACCAGCAGCACCGCCGGCGACAGGGCGATGGGTTCGCCGTCGGGGTCGGTCTGGTCGAAGAAGAGCTTCTCGGCCGCGGTGTAGGCGTCGACGCCGAGCGCCGTGGCGGCGCCGGTGGAGTAGTTGGCGTTGCCGGACGCGAAGAAGGTGGCGTTGTCCATGAACGCCGCCCAGAAGATGTTGTTGAACGCCAGCGCGCCGCCGCGGCCGATCCGCTGGGGCAGCTGGGTCAGGGCCCCGAGGTCGTCGTTGATTTGGTCTTGCCGGGTGACGGCGAACATCCGCCCGTAGGTCTTGGCCTGGTTGGTGAAGCTCGCCTCGCCGACGGTGCCGTGGGTGAGCTCGCCGTCGGGCCCGACCTCGGCGTAGGTCATGTCGCCGGTGAGCCGGTAGCTGGTGATCGCCTTGAAGTCGCGCACCGGGCGGGTGGCCGCGATCTCCCGCCAGGCCGTCTCGACCGAGTTCCAGCCCTGGAGCAGGAACTTGTTGGCGACATTCGAGAGGATGCCCGGCAGGCTGAGCGTGCTGAACGAGGCCTTCACGCCGAACGCGGCGCGGAGCACCCCCTCGTGGTCGCCACGGAAGCCACGGCCCTGGAAGCCGTGGTCCTGGGCGGCGAGGAGCAGCACCTCCTGGAGGCCGATCTGCCCGCGGTGGGCGTCGTAGGCGGCCTGGAGGGTCTGGGCGTCGAAGTGCTTGTCGATCGCGGCAAGGCCCGCGGCCTGGCAGATCGCCGCCTCGAGCACCGCGTTGGTCGGCTGCCCGGCGCTGCGGACGATGCCGTTGGGCACATTGGTCGGCCGGCTCGCGCGGAGCACCTCGAGCTCAGTCTTCTCGATCGACCAGCCCGCCTCGATGGCGTTGGCCCCGATCTCGGGGTGCGAGGCGGTCAGCTCGTTGATCTTGGCCACGCGGCGGTGCTCGTTGGCGAACGCGGTGCGCTGCTCGGCGAGCTGGGCCTCGATGGCGTTGGCCGGGGGCGTGTTGCCCGAGGCCGCGGGGGTGGTGCTCGCGGGCGCAGTCGTGGTCGCGGTCGTGGCGGGGGGGTTGCCTGGGGCGGCCGCGGCCTGGATGGTGCCGGCGGCGACCCCGGCGTCGTACTCGGCGCGGAGCGTGTTCAGCTCGCCCTGCGAGAGGGTCGCCTCGACCTTGTTCTTCGACGCCAGCCATTGCGAGAAAGTCATCGGATGCTCCTTGTCCTCACTGGCCGAAGCGGCCACCTTGGTTCGTGCCTTGCCGTCCGCCGGGATGGCGACGACGCTGATCTCGGTGATGGTGAACTTGCGGGCGATGTAGACCGGGCCGGTGAACGACCGGCCGTTGGCCTTCACGGTCTCCCCGGGGTTCACGAACTCGAGCACGCGGAACTTGCCGGCGATCGAGGCGCACCACGGGAAACCGTTGCGGGCGCTCTCGACCACCTCGCGGGTCGGGTCGTTGGCGCCGCTCAGCAGGCCGCGGACCTTGATCCGCTGGGCGCTGACCTCCACCAGCTCGGCGTGCCCGAGCACCTGCCCGCGGTCGTGGTCGCGGAGGATCGGCGGGTTGGGGGTGTGCAGGTCCACGCCCTCGAGGTCGACGACGATCGGGTCGCCGAAGCCGGCCTCCATCGCGCCGCCGGTGTAGGCGGTCATCTCGAAGGCCTTGACCGCCTGGGCCCCGCCCTCGGCCGCCTCGATCATGCTGATCGGCGAGGGGTCGAAGCTGAGGGCCCCGTTCTCGGCGGGCGCCTCGGCCCGGAGGGAGAAGTGCCCGTGGAGCGCCATGCCGGGCCGCAGGGTGATGGGTGGGTGGCGGTTCACGGCCTGGCCTCCTCGTCCCTGGTGACCGCCTCGATCTGCGCCGCGCTGGCCACCGCCGGGGGCAGGGGCACGCCCAGCTCGTTGCACAGATGGATCTCGCGGGCCCGCTGGCGGATGACCTCTTCCCAGTCGCGGCCCTGGCGGGCGCACTCGTCGGCCAGCGTGGCGGTGCCGTTGGCCAACCGCACCGACTGGGCGAGCGCCTCCTTGGCCGGGTCCACATGCTCGAGCCCGGGCCAGAACCACTGGTGCGGGACCAGCTCGCGGGTGCGCACCGACTGCGGCAGGTAGCCCTCGATGAGCGTGGCCTCGTCGAGCCAGGCCCGGAAGACCCGGTCGAGCACGGCGGCCTCGATCCGCTGGCGGTCGACCTGCACGAAGCGGAAGAACGCCTGGTGGTCGAGCCGCCCGCTCGAGTAGTTGTACCCCTCGCTGTTGCCGGCGGCGATGTTGTACGGCATGCCCATCGCGCGGGCGATCTCGTTGAGCACGCTCTTCTTGAACTGGTCGTAGGTGCTGACCGGCTGCTCGGCCTTCATCTGGCTGGTCTTCCAGCCCGCGGGCATGGTCAGCCAGGTGCCGCGGTCGATGTCGAACTCGTCGAGTGGGGAGACCTCGTCGGCCTCGTCGCCCGGCGAGTCGGTGTAGATCACCCCGCTGATGTCCGCGGCGTTCTCGGACGCCGTGAGCACCGCCAGCGTGTACCGCCGGAGCAGGGCGAAGAGGGGCAGCGCCGGCGTCAGCTCGGGGATGCCCCGCGCCTGCCCCGGCCGCTCGGCGCGGAAGAGGTGGACCACCGACCCGGCCCCCACCCGGTCGTACTCGTTGGGCAGCGAGCCCATCACCGAGAGCTGCCCCGGGTGCGCCCGCAGGATGTGGTAGGTGCTGGGGTTGCCGAAGCGGTCGAACTCGATCCCATCGACCGCGTAGGGGTCGACCATCGCCCGCATCGCCATGTACGGTGTCGCGACCTGGTCGGCCTCGAGCAGCCGCAGGTCGAGCGTCACGCGGGTCGGCAGGGTGGGGTTGCCGGCGAGCAGGCCGAAGCCCTCGCCGCTCTCGGCCTGGCTGACCCGCAACGTCCACAGCTTGTGGGCGAGGCCGACGGCCACGGCCCAGCGGGCGAACTCGGTCTCGACCCGGCGGGCGTCGGCGGCGAGCTTGGCATCGAGCAGCAGCTGCAGGCGGGGTCCGGTCCCGATGACATAGTCGGCGATGGTGTTGACGATGCCCCGGGCGTAGCTGTTGTTCGCCGTCTCGTACCGGGCCCGGGACCGGAGGGTCTGCCGGACGGCCGGGCTGTTGGCGCTGTTGGCGCTGAGCTGGTCGGCGTTGGCCCAGTGGCGGGAGTTCTCGCGGTCGGTCTGGGCCGCGTCGTACAGCGCCCGCAGTTGGCGGGACGCCCGGCGGAGCGCCGACTGCTCGCCGAGGCTGACCCGGGCCGGGGCGGTCTCATGCGTCAGGGCGACCGTTTCACCCGAGGCGGGGGCGGTTTCATGCACCGGACCCCCCACACCCACGCCCACACCCATCGCCTCGAGCAGCCTGGTCGAGCCCTCGCCCGGGGCCTTCATCATCGAAGGGCGCGGGGTGGTGGGGGTGGTGGGGGTGGTGGTCATGAGGCACCCCCGGTCGTTCCCGGCGCCTTGGCCAGCATCCGGCGGCAGGGGAATCCCGTTCGGGCCGCGGCGGCCTTGGCGGCGATGTGCCGGTCGGCGGCGATCTGGTCCTGGATCGAGTGCTGCTCGACGACCACACCGTCGGCCGCGACCTTCTTGGGGCCTTCGGCGTTGGTCTGGATGGTGTCCGAGAGTGCCATCGAATCGCGGGAGCAGGATTCGAACCTGCGACCTCCGGGTTATGAGCCCAGCGAGCTGACCGCTGCTCTACCCCGCAAGCCCGAGCATCGGCGCGCACCTCCCACGCAGCAAGGGCCCAGCCCCCACTCCGCCCCACGCGGTTCCATAGGTGGAATCAACCGACGACCGGCGCACACCTGGCGCACACAGCGCGCTCATTGGGCGCTCGTTGGGCGCTCGTTGG